ATGGCTAGTCCTGATCCTATTATTATCTAGCTGTGGAAGTATACCGTTCTTAAATTCAAGTGGAGGTCCTACCGTAAATGCAAATGTCTTGGCTGGCAAAGAAAACACACAACAAGTGGTCGCTCAACAAAATAGGCAAGATGCAGGTAGGGACATCATCACGACAGAGATTACTAAAGAGGTCGAGACCGAGAGAGTGGAGAAGCTCGAAATCTCGCACACTAACATTCCCCCATGGGTTCTTCTCCTCTTAGTACTGGGTTGGTTGTTACCTACACCCTCACAAATTGGTAACTGGTTTGGTAATATGTTCTTATCAATATTCAAACGGAGAAACACATGAATTACAACTTCGAGTACTGCCTTAAGATGCTACTAAAGCACGAAGGTGGATTTGTTAATCACCCACAAGACCCTGGCGGTATGACCAACCTTGGTGTTACTAAAGCTGTCTATGAAAAGTGGGTAGGTCGTAAAGTTACAGAGCGTGAGATGCGCCGACTAACACCAGAAGACGTAGCTCCTATCTACAAGAAGAACTACTGGGATAAGGTCAAGGGAGACGACTTACCCTCTGGTGTAGATTGGGCTGCATTTGACTGGGCTGTAAACAGTGGCTCAGGTCGCCCTGCTAAAGCTATTCAGACTGCTGTAGGGGCTAAGGCTGACGGAGCTATCGGTCCAATGACACTAGCTGCTGTAGAGGGGGCTGACCCTGAAGAGATCATTAAATCAGTCTATGAGACACGACAAGCCTTCTACGAGCGGTTAAAGACCTTCAAGACATTCGGTAAAGGGTGGACTCGAAGGAATAAAGAGACCTTACATACAGCTCTCGAAATGGTAGAGTGAAAAACTAAAGGCGGCCCTTGAGCCGCCCTTTTTATTTCTACAGACCTTCATCAATCTGCCTTATACGTTCTTTACAAACATGGATAATCTTTTCGTAATCCAGTCTGCGCTCATTAGGTTTGTTCCTTAAGACACGCTTGATTATATCTGCATCCCAAGGGTTCAATTCGTACTCTAACCAAATGTCCCAAGGTTGGATATTCTTATCAGAGTAATCAGATGCACCTACATGATAATCACGTACATTGACAACTTCACGCTCCATAGAACGCTGACGCTCATCAGGTGTAAAGTCTCTTACCATTGTGGCTCTCCATCTTCATTGAATGTGCCGAGTGGACCACTGTACCGTAAGTCAACCATAGCTTCTCCATGAAGCTCTTCTTGCTCTGACAGTCGGGAAGATAGCACCCCTATGTCTTGAAGGTGCTGTTCGATATCAAGTGGTATTTGGTTTTCCATTATTCACAACTCCGTAAACCTGTTGATGGATCAAAGTAGCAAGCGCCACCCTCGTCCACTTGTGGTTTTACATCCTCGTCTACGAACATGTCAAGTTGTTTTTCTGGCTCTTCTGCAATATCTTCTGAAGAAGCTGCATTTAGAATACCGTACCGTTTCCCCGCTGCTCGGAACGTGGTGCAACCAGAAGCACCGCCATCGTATGCTTGCATGTAAACGTCCTTGAACTCTTCCCAAGTGATGTCATCCCCTACGTTACAAGTCTTAGAACAAGCACTGTCCACAAACTTACTTGCAAGATTGAGTACCTTAACGTGATCCGAGACGTGTAACTCATTAGCTGTTTTACCCTCTACTCCAAAGACACGATATCCGTAATCTTCTACTCGCTCTACAATCGGACCCTCAAAGGTCTGAATGGTACGATCATAGTAGTGACTAAACACTGGCTCGATACCAGAGCTCACGTTGTCTGCAGACAGGCTGATTGTACCAGTCGGTGCGATAGACAGTAGGTGAGAGTTACGAATACCGTACTTCTGTATGTCTTCACGTATATCCATAGGTAAGCTCATAGCGAAGTCACTCATGAGGTAACGTGAATCGTATAGTGGAAATGGACCTTTTTCCATAGCCAATGATATTGATGTACGGTACGCCACATCACGAAGAGTAGTCATGATACTCTTAAGAGTAGACAAGAACGCTTCTGACCCATATGGAAACCCAAGAGCCTCAATAGCGTTAGCTACTCCTGTAAGTCCAAGACCCATACGGCGTTTATTATGAGCTTCCTTAGCTTGCTCGTCTAGTGGATATACTGCACGATCCACAACATTATCCATAGCACGAACAACAGATGGAATATCATGTGTAAAAAGGTCATGGTTGAACATCCAGAATCCGTGTACATCTTTTTCTACATACTTCGTTAGGTTAAACGAACCCAGTAGACATGCACCATTAGGTGGTAACGGTTGTTCACCACATGGGTTGGTAGCGCGTATGTTTTCTGCGTACCACATGTTATTCTTCTTGTTGATACGATCAATAAAAAGAATGCCTGGCTCTGCCCAGTCCCAAGTACTACGAAGAATGTCATCCCATAGAGCACGAGCACTTACAGTTTTGTAAACACGGTCATCGAACCGTAGATCAAAGTCTGTGTCGTTCTTTACAGCTTGCATAAACTCATCAGTTACACCAACAGAGATGTTAAACTGTGTAAGTGTGTCACTGTTGTTCTTTGCACGGATGAACTCTTCGATGTCAGGGTGATCAACACGAAGAACACCCATTTGTGCGCCACGACGATGACCCGCAGAACTGATAGTTTTACAGATAGAGTCAAAGATACCCATGAAGCTGATAGGACCACTGGAACGACTGTCTAGTGACTTAATAAGAGCTCCCTTAGGACGAAGTGTAGAGAAGTCGTAACCGATACCGCCACCTAAGCGCATAGTCTCTGCAGCGTCACGAGCCGCTCGCATAATACCTTCCATACTGTCTGTAATGTTCTCTGATACAAAACAGTTGTACGGTGTTACTCGGCGGGGTGACCCCATAGCAGACTGTACACGTCCTGCAGGTAAGAACCGCTGCTCAAGCAGAATGTTACGAAACTTATTATAATGTTCCGAACCGTCCTTCAGGGAATCAGCTACTCGTGTCATGGCATCCTTAAACGTCTCGTTAGGGCCACGGTATTTCATTTTATGTATTTCTTCACTGATCGCCAGTGTTGGTCCGTAAGTGTTTGTCACTTCCTCTTCCTCTCATTGTTTTGTCTTCTTGTAGCCATACTAGTCGATCAATGTCTGACCGTGCAATACCAATATCTGCTAACTCTTTATCACTAAGCCTATTCAGCTCTTTAATTGTATTCCTGTGTTCTCGCCATGTGGCTAAGAAGTTCATCCATCTCCAGAACCATGTCATACCTGTCTTCTTCTTACTCATCTTTTTCATACCTTATGTGATCTTCTATAAAATCATATACTACCTGCATGTCTAACTTAGCTGCAGCGCAGTATAAAACTAACTTAAGACCTTCTTCCGCGAGGAGACCTCTTGCATGATGATCGAAGTGAAACTGATAAGTAGCACTCCCATCTTCATTCTCTGTGACGGTCTCTACTCCAATTAGACCTGTGTCACTCATCTGTTGTCCCCTGAGCCACGTAACTTACCACGCTTCTTTCGGCTCTCTAGTTTGTCTAAATTCATCTGGGCTACGTCTGATAAGTTGTACCCAAGGTCTTCTGCTAAGATAGCGACATACCACAATACGTCACCAATCTCTTTAGCTAATTCATCCTTGTCAATTTTACCATCACGAATCCACTTCTTGATCTTATCTGATACCTCACCGACTTCACTATTCAAACCGAAAGCAGGATAGATAACCTTAGCCTGTGTGGGGTAGATAGCAAATGTACGAGCTTGCTTCTGGTAGACATCCATGTCCAAATCATCGTAAGAGCCGAAGCGGTCTATATCTTCTGGTGTAATCATTCTGTATCTCCTAAATTATACACTCTGAGGTCTATAACACCGTGTTCGTGTAATGTCCATAAAGAAAATACCTGACGTTCATAAACATCTCCGATAAGGTCACGGATTATATCCTCGAACCCATAGATATCCACAAGCTCTTCTACCTTATCAAACTCTACCTCTTCATTACTGAATACGCCAAAGTCACTCATTTTGAATACTCCCGCTTTAATTTATCCAGACTAACCCACTCTAGGTCGTACTGTCCGTCCTGTATTTCGCGCTTAATAACAACGCCTTTCCGCCACTCGTGGTTTGCTTGTCCAGCCCAATTCTCTTCATGCCCTTTGAAACACCCCACCACAAGACCGTGCAACGGACGAGGGCGAGCATCACCTTTATAGTAATAATGGAATTTATGAGTATGACCGACAGTTGCACTAGAGGCCAGTTTTTCAACAAGAGAATAGCCATGATGTTTAGTTGCCATAGCACTGCCAAAATTACCGCTAGCAACGTAATGGCCGTAGACGATGCCATCATAAGCAACGAGGTCGGGCGCGGAGTTAGAATACTCATGATAGTCATCGAACCAATGATCTGTGTTAAGGTGACTGAAAGAAATACCGTACTTGTTACCCTCTAGTCGTGGGTCAAGTGAAATGGCCTTCTTTATACGATTTTCGTGATTACCTTCAAAGCCAACCCAATGTGGCTTCTTCTTTTTATGGAATCTAAACTTCCATTGTAATCTATTCATAGCATCGTTGTAATGCTCAATGTCAGCTTCATAACTCTGACTACACAAAGCTTGTGGATACCGTGTGTCATAGCTGTTGAGAGAGCGCATGTCTGCACCGTCTCCAAGGTCAATTACATAATCGGGTTTGATGTCATAGATCAAGCTACCCAACCAAGAAAAGCGCTCGTTACTCACATCGGGATCAGAGTGCGCACAGCTATATACGATAGCTGTCTTGGGTTTGGTGTTCATATTAGTCTCCTATTTCTAACACCTCTAAATGCGGTCCCTTGAAGAACCGTATGATTGCGTACAGATCGTCTTCTTTGTCACTCTCTACGACTTCGGGTAAGCCTGTGATGTAAGACAAATCAGTTTGTACAAGTATTCTGTAGACATCATCATCCCCTAGAAATGGCTCTGATGTGAGTACTCTATAAACTTTCATCTATCCACTCCTGTGGTATATCTCTTGCCGCCCACTTAAACCCATTCTTGTCACACCAATCAGCGTAACTTGTTTTAGACGCTTTACTGATTTTAATCTTGGGATTCTGAAACACAAATCGAATATCTACGTCTGGACACTGTTCCCTTATTAGCAGGTGCTTCTTTCTATCTGCTGCAACGAACCTACCCTTAGTTTCTATAACTATCCCATTAGGTAAGATAAAATCAGGAGTATACTTCCTTACTTCTGATAACTTGTAAAGTATCTTAATAGCTTCGTAAGAGTACTCTACGTTAGCTTCTTCTAGCTTTTTCGCTACGGTCTCTTCAAACTTCGATCTGTAGGTGGTTCCCATAGTTCCCCATCATGTCTGCGTAGCCATAAGAGTCTACCGTTTTCAATAATACGATCAATATCACCATCATAAGCTTTTAGTGTTTTCTCGTATAGCTCCTGCTCTGTCTCACAGCCCTCTAGGATTTTCTCGGCCTTCTTAGGGCCAACTCTCCATAGACCTTTGATATTGTCAGCGTCATCACCTGTCAACATCTGGGTGTAAAAGAACTTAATACCTTCAAACTCATTCACGTTCTTGAACTCATTCTTATTAAAGTTAAAGTGTAGTGCGGGTATCTGAAGCATGTCCTTATCAGCAGATGCAATTACAACGTGACCGTTGAACCTTGTAGCCTCTTTACTAATAAGATCGTCAGCCTCTTCTCCCTCTGACATCGTGGCACGGTAGTAAGTTAGTAAATACTCACGTATGTCACTTAAGTGACGCGGCTTCTCCTTATCTTTTCTGTGACCTTTATACACGGCAGTCTTAGCTATCTCATCTCGGAAGTTACCCTTTCCAGTCAGATATAGCTTGAAGACATCATCCTTTGTGTAGAAGGAGCACTCATCAATGATGTAACGCATCATATCATCTACCTTCTCCTTAGCGTACTCAAGGGACTCATCCTTTGAGCTGAAGGCACACCTGTATGCGATTATGTCGCCATCTATTAGGATCAAAACTCTTCTCCTAAATCAGCATCAAGATCAGATAAACTATTCACCCAACCTTGCTTTCCCTCACGAGTCTTGTAGCCAATATCATCAACGAAGTAATATGTCCCTGCGCTTTTGGTAGCTGTGTAGAGGAAGAACATCCAATCTTCAAAGTTGTTGACCTGACTTTCTCGCACAAACACCTGACGAGAAAACCCATCAGGTGTCTTGTGTGTGACTCGCATTTCTACAACGATGTCATAGTCCATTAAAAGCCATCCGCATCTACTGCAGCATACTCTTTATCACTATCTTGCTTGATGTAGGGCACATGGTCTAATACCCCGACTTTGATCAGGCGATGACCCATGCGCTCTCCATTACCGTAAACAACTACCTTGACCTTGGCCTTTGTACCATTGCCAAGTGCGCCATCATCGTTGAAAGACCAAGTGTCATTATAGCGACCCTCAGTAAAGTGAACGATCTCTGGTTGACCACCGTACTGACTATACGTTTGATGTATACGAGGACGTTTAAGTATGACATAGCGACCTATTCCGAAACCTTCACGAGGGTTGTTTTCTGCCATAAGAGGGTCTTTAATACGATCTTTCCCACGATACCTACGAGCAAATCCTGTATCTTCAAAAAGCTTAGTTAACTCATCTTCACTCTCGGGGTAAAAGTTAACATTAAACTCTCCTTCAGTCTCTGCGTGAAAGTCCATATTATCGTCATAGTTCTCTGAAAAGATATTAGCGTATTCAAGGTAACCAGTCATAATGACAGTTTTTGTTGGGTTGGACATTGTAATCTCCTTTAGCGGTTTGTCCTACATAGTGTTAAAGTACAAAATGTCAAGGGGTCTCCTCAACTTTTTTTACTAGTGTACCTCTGCGTAACTTAGACCAAAAGAATAATCTACGTCAAGGGGTACATTTAACTTTGTGATTTGATTGACGGTTTTTATTGCTCCTTTCATAATATTAGCAACTTCATCTTTTGTTTCAGGTCGTAACAATACGATGATCTCGTCATGAAACTGCCCGATAACATCTAGACCACGAGATTTACAGTAGTAGACCCAACGATCAAAACAATACACACCTGTACTCTGATTGAGTGTACTGAACCTATCTTTGTCAGATCGTAAAGAATGGTAGAACCCGCTGACTGGGTTTAGTAGCCAATTCTCTCCATCTATCTCACGCACTGTAAGCTTGTCTGCTACGGCTTGGATTGCCCAGTTACGCTTCCAGAATGCTTCGATCAAGTCCTTAGCCTCTTTGTAGCTCAAGCCTGTCTCACGAGAGAGCTTAGGAGCCCCTACGCCATAGGTAGCGCTGTAGTTTACCACTTTGTAATTCTTACGCAGGGCTTTCAAACTAACTTCACCAGAGTTGTGCTTGTCGATGTCTTCTTGTGTTACCTTACCTGCGTGTTTAGCTAAGTCGAGGTGTGGATCAAACCCCTCGCGTGACATCTCTTCCACATACTTTGGGTCAAGTGGTTTCATGTAGTGACGCTTGGTTGTGTCCTCTAGTGAGGTCATGTCCGCACCACATAGTATCATACCTTTTGGTGCAATCAGACAGCCACGTATCTCTTTACCCCAAGGCTTATCTACGGATGGCAAGTTAACCAGAGGTCGAGCATGTTTAAACCGTAAGGTATTAGTAAGACCTGCTACCGTGGCTTCAAGGTAACCGTCCTTCTCGCATTCTATAAAACTCTTTACAGTACCAATTCGATGTTTGATGACAGACAGACCCTCAAGAACCTTAACCTGTGGTATCTGCTCTGCTAGTCTAGTTACAGAGGGTGTAAGTTCACCATTGTTTAGAACCTGCTCGATCTTACGCTCGTCACCTGTAGACTTGTCCTTAACGTACTTGAACGTACAAGGTTCCCACCCCATAGAGTACAACCACTCTTTAACCTGATCGGTAGAGTTAGGATTAGCGTCCACGTAACTGTCAATGTAACGACAAGTCTCTGTGGTGTCTGGTAAGCATTGCTGCTTGAGGAACTCTAGCCAAGCTTCGTACCTAGCTGACATGCTACCATCTTGCTTGTGGGTGATCTTAGGACGGTTCTTAACCTTGTACACAGGACGCTTTGGCATAGCTTCTGTGAGATACTTAACCTTGTCCTGTTCTAGTGACTCCAGCTCTGATAAAAGGTTCTTAGCCTTTGTTACATCTAGCTTCCACTTTAGACGCTCCTGATCTGCTGCACACTTCATCTTAAACATAAGATAGTGGATAAACTTATTACGCACCAGTTCATCTTTATACAAAGTCTTTAATTTGTACATTAGTTCTTTGTACAGACGATCATTGATCTTAACATCTTCTTCGCAGCGATGAGCGTACTCTTCATACGTCAGGCTGTTCCAGTCTTCGATCTTAGGTTTGGGTACACCGTAGTCTTCCCCATAGAACTCTAGTCCATGACGAGAGCGGTGTGGATTTAAGTACCAAGACAATGGTAGTGTATCAATTAACACCTGCTTTGGACTAGGCTTGAACCCGATGATCTTGTGCAGAGCGGGAATGTCATAGCGGATGATATTGTGACCCGCAAGCTCGGATGCTCCCATCAATAGGCCACGCATTTCATCGTAGTCCTTTGTGCTGTGAACTCCATCTTGATCCTTCCAAGACAACACGTGTATTTTGGTTGGATTAAAGCCATCTGTTTCAATATCGAATATCATAACTATTCCTCGTTCAGACAAAACTCACAAAAATCATATGTGCTTGGTCCACCACAACTAACACAGGTGGTCATCTTTGTCCAGATATTCCAGTACTTATTAATCAGACGATCATCTATTCGGTTCATGATACACCTATCAAGAAGCTCTTTTGTGATAGTCCCATAAATAGACAGAAGATTATTGATGTTATCCTCTACTTCCTTATTGCTCTTAGCCTTACTCAAGATTGGCGTATTTGGAAGAGGGTCACGTAACCCTTTCAAACACTGTTCTATCTCGTAAGCATACATGCTATCACCTAATTTCATCTCGTCCATTAGAACGTCTCCTTCAATGTAAATGTACTTGTATCAAAACGTAGCGTACCCGCTGCACCTTCTTCTGAACAGGGACGGTTCTTTTCTACACGTATATACGTTGTGTTACGATCCTCAAAGGACTCTGCATCTTTGTCACGCTGTAGGTCAAGGATAACAGAGGCACGTTGACCAATCATCTTACAGTACTTGGGATCACCGTTCTCGTTAGTGTGAGCAATAGTTACAATACCAATACCTAATTCTGCTGCAAGCTTAGACAGACGTACCGATAGGTCTGCAAGCATAGCTTCCTTACCCTCTTCTGTAGACCCTACAACGACATCCTGAATGGGCTCGAAGAAGACGTACTTACAATCACAAGCTTGACTAAAGTATCTGATCTGATCACACAGTTCGTCAGCGCCTTGTCCATCTCCAAGGTAGAACTGATAGAAGTTCTCGTCCTTGGTAATTTCCTTGATTGCTTCTTCTACTTCTTCCGTAGCCTCGAACTCTTCAATAAGGTCAGAACGAGTAAGGTTACGCTTCAGGTGATATGACACAAGACCTAGTAAACTACGCAGTTTAGTTTCTTCGAGGTGCCAAGAAGCAAAGGGTACACCACGTTGTAACAGGTTGTACTCAAGGAAGCGCATGACCTCTGTCTTACCGATACCTGTAGGTGCTTTGATTACAGTGAAGTGACCTTGCATAAGACCCATGATCTTATCGTCAAGGGCTTGTATACCTGTTGGCACGTACTGGTGATTAGGTGTCTCTCTGAACAACTGTAAGAACTGATCAGAAGTATTCAGGATATTTTCAGGTACATATTTACGTGCATTGTACCAAGAGTTCTTGAACTCACGGATAGCGTTAGCTTCGAGGAACTCGTTAGCGTCCTTGAACTTGTCGTGGATTACACGATAGACCTTGTTGGGGAACATCTTAGAGATACGAGCGGCAATAGCATCTCCCGAATCGTCATTGTCCACACTGAGTACGATCTTATCGAAACTGTTTAACCACGGCGAGCACTTCTCCCAGAGCCTCTTAGAAGGCGTAGCGCTAGGCAAAGATACGACTGGGGTTACATAGTTGTCTCCAAGCATTTGGTACACTGACAGAGCGTCCAGTTCGCCCTCTGTGATGGTTACAGTGTTAGCTGACCCTGCGTTGAACAAGTTCATACCAAATAGCTCGTCTTGGTTTAGGCCAACCGCAGCAAAGCTCTTAGGTAAGTAACGAACCTTTTTTCCACCAGAGGGGTATATGTATTCTTGACGTGGACGTGCCCCCTTGTAGCTTCGTACATCGTACACTTCCATTGTACGCTTGCTGATGCTACGGTGTTGCTCGTATGTGTACGGTTCATTGTTATTTTCCACTGAAGGCCTATCGTATGCACTCACGTTGTCTCTCCTTTTTTTAGGTTTTGTTTGATCAAAGAATGTAGCTTCACAAGAATGGCAGAAGCCGACCTCTAGTTCTGTATTGTAACAGTATGCATCAGAACTGCCGCAACCATCTTGGTCTGGACAGGGTATATGATTAATCTGCATATGAACTCCTTTCGTTCGTAATTTCCACTGTGGGGGTTACAGTGCAGAATGTCAAGTATAAATATTTTGCACCTGCTTGTTGACAAGTACTTTACACGGCCAGTATACTACGCGAAGCGTACTTAAGAATTACAAAAGTATAATTAATCATTAGTTAATTAACTATAGTATACAATACTTAAGAATTACTTAAGTATATCAGTAGTTTCGTAATTTCCATCGGGGGGTATCCAGTATTTCCACTGAGGGGGTCTGTAATAATACTTAATTTCCATCGGGGGGGTCTTGGGTTTTGTTGTTGTGTTTTGTAACTTGTTGTTTTCACACTAGTAATTCCTGTAAGTATTCCTGTAGTAATTCCTAGTCCTATTCCATAAGACAAAAAAACACCCCTACAGGAAGTACTGTAGGAGTGCCTAGTAGTATTAATTTGTACTAGTTGTTGACAGTAAACATTTGTAGTACTCGACTCTTACTGAAAGATTTAGTACCTTCAACAGTTTCGATTACTACATATTCTTTGTCGGAACTAACATCGTATGCTGGATGTAGGAAGGCGTAGTACGCCCTCCGTTCCTCATCCTTAGTAACAAAGTCTACATGGAACATGGTATTACCCTGCAAGTCCTGTACAAAGTTGTTTACATCATTAGGTTTCATAGTCATGGGTTTGCTCCTATCTCATATCCCAGTAATGATCATCATCGTATATTCCTGCTACATAGTCCACTAAGTCCATGTGAGTTATACCACTAGCCAATAGCATATCTGCCCAGTCCTGTGGATGATCCTTGATAGACTTTAGTAGTTGGCTGTAGTCATCAGTGTCACCCTGCAATCGGTGGTGGTCACCAGTATTAGTATTAGACCAATAATCACCCCAATAACCGTATGACCTGTTTCCATACCCGTAGTGGTACAAGCTATCACTGACGTTTGGATCACGAGATATTACTAGTTTATCCCAATCTGCCAGTATTAGCTTCTTACACAAGTCTTCTGCGTAGGTAAGGTTTTGGTGTTCTCTATTAGTATGTTGACTATAGTAGCCTACTGATAGATTAGTACATTCTGGTACTACATCTTTATAGGCATTAGAGTCCGTATAAGAACCACCATCGTCTAGCTCATGTCCCATACCTAATATTCTGGATAGGCTTTTACCAAACTCGTCACTACAAGTACGAAACCCTGATTGATAAGTAATAACACTGTTAGTGCCGTACCTATCAAACGATATGACTGCATCTACTTGATCCAACCATTGGGGTCTACTCTTAACCAGAGCCTTACTACCAATACAACCGCTTTCCTCATCTGCGTGTATGATATAAATGCCTGGTACATTGTGTGCTATCATGTTGAGTATCAACCAGATGCCAGTAGTACAGTCAGCACCAAGACAGTTACTCATAGATTGCGTTGGTAGTCCAACTTTATTACCTACGACCTCTACCGTTTGCATACCACCTTTATTGTGGACAGTATCATGGTGAGCAGTAAACACGATATCAGTACGGTTGCCTACTTGTATTATGTAGTTACCATACCCATCGGGATTACCAAACACTGGATGTAGGTATTTATTGTTGAACAACGTATGTGATGCTGAACCTGCTTTACGCATGTACTTCAACATGTGGACTAGCTCTCCTGAATTATAGGTTAGCTGTAGTTGTGGTTTGGTCTTGTTCTTGGTTCCCACGTTCTCGTTCCTCATTAGTAGTTGATGTTAAGTGTAGTTTGTTGAATAGTGACAGAGCCTTGTAGCTGTACCACCTAGTCTGATGCAAGTACTCACCAGTAGCTCTAAATCCATCCGATGGATGCATGTATAAATTGTAGTGATGACAACGTACCCACGGAACACCTTCTGAATCTTGATGTTCTGCGTAGTGGACTGGGATGTAGTTACCATCAATAGTACGATAGGTATCAGATGAGCGGAATAATATAGTACCCATATCATCACACTCTAATTCTACATACTCATTTTCACTACAATAATCACATATAGACTGTTCGTAGATATGTGCAGGATTATAACCACTCCTACCGTAGTGGTATGCCTCTACTACATTTTCGTTGAGGTGATAACAATGACAAGCCTCACACTGGAATGTGTTGTAGTCACGGCACTCATAACAGTACTCCTGATCACCCTCTACTTCGTATAGTTCTTCAGGGTCAGTGTATTCACCACAACAATCACATTGTTTCATTTTCCTTACAGGAATACGACCAGAATAGTTAGACATATCAAGACCGTAATCCCTAGTGATTGTTAGTGTATTATTGTCGTAGTCAACAGTACACCGTCTAGGCTCTACATCTAGATACGCTCCAATGGCATAGTCACTACCACGTATAGTATGTGGAATATAAGTAAGTGTAGCACCTACCCAATCCCCATAGTCCGCAAATGGTATGCCATTATCATCCAGATATTCTTGTAGCATATCTATACTAGCTGTACATACACCGTAGACAGGACCAGCCGTAGTAGAACCATTAGGATTTTTCCATAGTAGTACACGACCACCCAATAGACCAGTGCCTTCTTCTAGTAGATAGACTAGAGACCATTCATCCTCACCATACATAGTGGCTGGATGTACTGGTAGGTTACCATGCTCTGGCAAGGAAAAGTCATACCTCATGCAAGAGTTACACAATGCCTTGTGGTTGTGAGTAGTATCAATGTTACGAGTTTCAGCATACGGCATACCGTACACCTCACCAATACCAACTCCAGTAGTAGATTCACGTAGGTCAAAATTCCTATGACCATATAACCTACGATGCTTATCTACTATATTGTCCACCTCATTATCAGTAAGGCAAGGAAACATTGTTCTAATAGCACGACCCATTTTCATAGGTGTACGACCAGTAGTACCTTTAGCTAATGCGCTAGGACTATTCCATAGGCGTAGTAGTTTCTTGTTCTGATGATCCACATTTGGCCAACAATAATAAACTACATCTTTGATACCGTAGTATTGTCTATTACGCATATCAACATCTTCACTACTATCAATATCGTAGTCTTCACTTAACAGAATTGATTGTACTTCTGATATGATGAAGTTACTAGTACGTTCACTAAGACGGCTACCCCTAGGTCCAACTAGTAGATCACCATCTGGTTTTGGCAGGTCAGTAAACTCCTGCAAAAAAGTAAGAAAGTCTCTCATGAGTTAATGTACTCCTCATAGTCCTGCTGCATGCTATCATCATAACACATACTGCATGGGTTTTCTATTTCTACTACTATAACACCAGTAAGGCGATCCTTACTGACGTCATACCATAGCTCCTCCTGATTGCCACAAGTGCAAATCATAGGATTAGCTAGATCATCTAAAACTACACCCAAGTAGTCATAGATACGCTTACTAGTCATAAGCATAGGTCACTCCTATATTGCGTAGTACTGGTAGTACCACTGGTTACAAGTAGGACTAATCGTACTAGAAGTCGTACTAGTCCACCTATAGACTAGCATAAGAGGCACTAGGAAGTCAACTAGGAATATTTTCCACTGGTAGGAGCACTACATAATTCCCACGGTGTGACCATCCGTAATTCCCACGATATATCAAGGACTTATGGCTTGTGTAAATTTAGTTGCGGGGACTTTTGGTGATTAGTAGGACTGGTTACGTTTGCTACTGGGGGGCTGCCAGAGTCCTGTCCGAGCGTCCTATTTTTACTACGGGGGTTTATTACTATGGGGGTACTAGGGTTTATTACTATG